CGTTTATATGATGATTTAGAAAATGGAGAATGGGAACCAAAAACTGCCGCAAAACGTTTAAAGAAACGACAAGATGCAGAAGAAAAAGAAATATCTGGAGTTATCAAAGATAAAATAGAAAATTTAACTAGAGAACAAAGAGAACGTTTAGTTAGAGAATATGTTCGTAGAAAAATTGTTAAAGTTTTACTAGAACAAGAAAAAAAAGATGACGCCCCAGAACCGGCAGAGCCTACAACTCCAGAACCAGCAGAACCTGCAGCTCCCACTCCAGAAACTGATGCACCAGAACCAGCAGAACCTGCAGCCCCAGATGCATCAGCTGAAACGCCGCCGGCTTCAACTACACCACCGCCGGCCGGCGAAACTCCAGCACCTGATGCTGCAGCAGAAAAACAAGTTTCACCAGAAACAAAAGAAGCTTTAGATATAGATCGATTTGTACAATATCTTAAAAAACAAGAAGGAAATATTGCAAAATTAAAATCAATTATCAAAGTTTTAAATATTTCTTTAAAAGATGCCGAAGTTGAAGATCAAGCAAATATTTGGAAAATGTTCAAAATTACATCTAATAAGAAATTATCTAAATTAGGATCAAGTTCAAATAATAAATAATATATGTCAAAATCTAACAAGTTACAAAACATCAAAGCCATTCAACAAATGATTGATGGCACACATAAGTTTCAAACAAAAAAGTCGGTAGGATTTTCTGATGCTAAAGAACAGGCAAAAAAATCAGAACGACACGAAATTGGAGACGTTTGGGAAGAAACAGATTCATCTGGAATGATCTGGGTTATTGAACAAAAAGATGGATTCCGAATTCGTAAAACCAAAAATTCAGAAGTGTTTCAAGAAATACGAGATGAAATACGATCATTTCCTAATTGCCGTAAAGATTCATGTACATGTTTTAATCCAAAATCAATTGATGAAAAAATGCGTAAACTAAATGGTATGTGTTTTGATTGTACGGTTGAATGGGAACATGAAATGCGCAAAGCAGGAACATATGAAGAATATGAAAAAACTAGAGTCCGACAAAATGCAGAAGCGTGGTTACGTCAAGCAGAAAAAGATGTTGAAATGCTCAAACAAACATATACACAAGCATCTAAATTTGTAACAAATGCAGATGGCGAAACTGAAACTTGGGCTGCTCAGATGACTCCGGAGGAGTTTGAAGAAAAAGTACAAAAAGGATTTGAAGAATTTAAAGAAAGATTTTTAAAACGATTAAATGGAGAAAACGATGAAAACAATTAAAAAATATTGGGCAATCATAGTAGGAGCCGTATTAGCATTTTTTGGAATTGCTGTTGCAGTTAAAAAGAAAGTAGATGACAAACAAAATGATAAAGCAGACAAAAAAATTGATGATAACAAACAACAAGTTGACGTAATTTCTGGAAAAGTTGATGTAATTGAAGATCAAAGAGATAAAGCAAAACAAGAAGTTCAAGATTTAATTGATGAAGTTGATTCAATAATTACAAAAAAAGATGATGTTGTTATAGAAAAACCTAAATCTACAAAACAAGCTAAACAAAATATTTTGAATAAAACAAATAAAAGAAAAAAGAAATGAAGCGTTTACTAGTTATATTATTATTTCCTGTATTTAGTTTTACTCAAACTATTCCTGATACGTGTTTTACAGAACAAGAATTACTAGACATATCAACAACTATTGATTCATTATGGGCAGTAGATGATAAAAATACGGAAATAATTGAAAAGCAACAACGTATTATTAAAAAACAACAATCTATAATTTATTTAGATTCCATACAAATTGAATTGCAAAAACAACAAGTTGCATTGCTACAAAAAAATATAGATTTATATGTACAACGAGAAAAACGTTTACAACCTAAATGGTATGACAGTAAAAATCTTTGGTTTGGATTAGGTATTTTTACTACACTAGGTTCTGGAATATTGATAAATGAAATATTAAAATAATATGTCTCAACCCAACATAAAACAGATTATTCAGCAACAATATGCAATGTGTGCTAAAGATCCTGTGTTTTTTATGAGGCAATATTGTTATATACAACATCCTAAAAAAGGAAAAATAAAATTTAATTTATTTCCATTTCAAGAAGATACATTAACTGAATTACGAGATCATCGTTATAACGTAATACTTAAGTCACGTCAGTTAGGTATATCAACACTTTCTGCTGGATTTGCTCTTTGGAGTATGTTGTTTAAACAGGATTTTAATGTACTTGTTATTGCAACAACACAAGAAGTTGCTAAAAACTTAGTAACAAAAGTACGTGTGATGCACGACAATTTACCTAGTTGGTTGAAAGGAACAATTGAAGCTGACAATAAATTATCTCTTAAATTTAAGAATGGTTCACAAATAAAAGCAGTATCATCTGCAACCACCGGTGCACGTTCAGAAGCATTGTCATTGCTTATTATAGATGAAGCAGCATTTATACGAAATATTGAAGAAATATGGATAGCATCACAAGCAACACTATCAACGGGTGGTGGCGCAATAGTATTATCAACACCTAATGGTGTCGGTAATTGGTTTCATTCAGTATGGTCAGACGCCGAACAAGAAATAAATGGATTTCATACAATTAAACTACATTGGACCGTACACCCAGAACGAGATCAAGATTGGCGCGATCAACAAACTCAACTTTTAGGAGAACGTGGAGCGGCACAAGAATGTGATTGTGATTTTATTTCATCAGGACATACTGTAGTAGATGGCGCTATATTATTAGAATATGAACAAAAATGCACAGAACCTATAGAACGACGAGGTTTTGATAATGCATATTGGATTTGGGAATATCCTAACTATGAACGAGATTATATAGTAGTAGCTGACGTTGCACGAGGAGACGGGGGCGACTGGTCAACATTTCATGTTATTGATGTACAAGATGTTAAACAAGTTGCAGAATATAAAGGTAAACTTCCTCCTAAAGATTTTGGTAATATGCTTGTAACGGTTGCAACTGAATGGAACAACGCACTTCTAGCAATCGAAAATGCAAATATAGGTTGGGCTGCAATACAACCGGCACTTGACAGAAATTATGAAAATTTATTCTATACATACAAAGACGATGGCTATGTTGATATAGATATTCAACTTAAAAAAGGTTATGATACAAAAGATAAGTCACAAATGGTTCCTGGAGTATCAACAACATCTCGTACTCGTCCATTAATGATTTCAGCACTCGAAATGTATATGCGAGAACGAACACCTGTAATTAGATCAAAACGATTAATACAAGAATTATTTGTATTTGTTTGGTTAAACGGAAAAGCTCAAGCACAACAAGGATATAATGATGATCTTGTTATGTCTTTTTGTATTGGTCTTTGGCTTCGTGATACATCACTTAAATTACGTCAACATGGAATTGAATTAAATAAGCGAGCTCTTTCACATTTTACTAAAACAGATCCAGTTATATATACTAATACACAGCGTCGACAAGACACAGGTTGGTCGTGGAATAATGGACAAACTGATGAAAATTTAACTTGGTTGTTATAAAACAGCTTGGTTCTTTAATTAGTTATATTTATATTAAAAAAATATGGCATCATTAAGAAAACGACTACAGAATTTATTTGCTACCAATGTAATTGTACGTGCATATGGTAAAGATCGTCTTAAAGTAGTAGACACAAACCGTTTACAATCTTTTGGTAATCTAAATCAAACAAAAGTTGCTGATAGATATACACGTTTACATGGTTCTAATCGCCATCGCGTAGGAGGAATGGGTGGATATGATTCTAACTATTATATGCATCAAAATCGTATGCAGTTATATACTGACTATGAAATGATGGATAAAGATCCTATTATTAGTGCAGCATTAGATATTTATGCAGATGAATCAACTCTTGCAGATCAATTTGGAGATATTTTAACTATTAAAGCTGGAAATTCAAACATACAAAAAATACTTTATAATTTATTTTATGATGTTCTAAATATCGAATTTAACCTTTGGCCATGGATTAGAAATTTAACTAAATATGGAGATTTCTTTTTAAAATTAGATATTGCAGAAGAATTAGGAGTAATTAATGCACGCCCTTTTTCTAGTTATGAAGTAGAACGTTGGGAAGAATTTGATGAAGAAACTGGTGAATATAAAATTAAATTTCGACATGCTTCAAGTCCTAATTTAATGTATGATGTTTTTGAAGTTGCACATTTTCGCATGTTATCTGATGCAAACTTTTTACCATATGGTAAATCAATGTTAGAAGGAGGACGTAAAGAATTTCAAAAATTAACAATGCTTGAAGATGCAATGCTTATTCACAGAATAATGCGAGCTCCAGAAAAACGTATTTTTAAAATTGATATTGGTAATATTCCGCCTAATGAAGTAGATACTTTCATGGAACAAGTTATCAATAAAATGAAAAAAATTCCTCACGTTGATCAACAAACTGGTAATTACAATTTAAAATTTAATCTCAACAACATGTTGGAAGATTATTATTTACCAGTACGAGGTGGTAGTTCACAAACATCAATTGATACCCTACCAGGTATGACTTTTACAGGAATTGATGACATCAATTACGTTAAAGACAAAATGATGGCTGCACTTAAAATTCCTAAACCATTTTTAGGATATGCTGAAGCTGTTGAAGGAAAAACTACATTAGCATCCATGGATATTCGTTTTGCTAGAACAATTGAACGAATACAAAAAATAGTTGTTTCAGAACTTCATAAAATTGCAATTATACATTTATATGCACAAGGTTATGATGGTGCAGACTTAGTTGGATTTGAATTAGAATTAACGGCACCATCAATTGTATATGACCAACAAAAAGTTGCATTAATGACTGAAAAAATGACATTAGCAACTGCAATGAAAGATAGTAAATTAGTTTCCGACAAATACATATATGAATTTATATTTAATATGTCAGAAGATCAATGGTTGCAAGAACGTAACAATGTTATTGAAGATTTAAAATTAAGATTCCGACAAAACCAACTTGAACAAGAAGGAAATGATCCAGCAATTACCGGTGTGTCATATGGTACTCCACACGACTTAGCTTCAATGCATATGAGTTCTAATGAAGTTGAAGAAAAAGATAAAGGAGGTCGTCCAAAAGAAGGCATCAAATTTGGACAACATAAAAATGCATTCGGATGGGATCCTACAGGTAAAAAACAAATTGATCAAGATTTTGATTCTGAAAATCAAAAATCTGCATTTTTACCGAATCCTTCTCGAGAAAGAAAATTAGATTTAGCTCAAGAGAATGTTTTAAAAACTATGCAAAAAAATACAAAATTTGATAAATCATCTAAAATAATATTAGAATCAATTACACCTAATAAAGAAACCGATATTGATACGGGGACTTTATTAGATGAGAATAATATTTTGTAACATATTTATTTTAAAAATATCATATTGGATATGAAAAAATTAAAACATTCAAAATACAAAAACACCGGCATATTGTTTGAAATGTTAGTACGTAAACTAACTTCAGAAACATTAACTTCAGATAAATCTACAACTATAGACATTATAAAAAAATATTTTGGTAAAAATACTGAATTATCTAAAGAATTACAATTGTATAATGCATTAATAAAAGAACAACATAAAACAGAAGCTCGAGCTTTAGATTTTATTCGTACGGTTAAAGATACGCATAAAAAATTGAATCGAACTGTTTTAAATAGACAAAAATATAACTTAGTTAAAGAAATTTCTGAAAACTTTGTTTTTGAAAATATGTCTAAAATTCATATAAATAACTATAAAGAATTAGCTTCAATTTACATGTTATTTGAATATGAAGAAACTGATAATCCAAAACAATTAATGCAATGTAAATCAGTTTTATTAGAACATGCAATGCCAAAGTCAAAACAAACTCAACCAAAAGATCCAATACTAGAAACATTTTCTAAACAACCAAAAGATGTTCGTTTATTAACATATAAATTACTTGTTGATAAATTTAATAGTACATATTCAGAAATATTGTCTGAATCTCAAAAACAACTATTAAACAAATATATTACGCATGTTAACGATACTGAAGCATTACGTAATTATGTTCAAAAAGTTATACCTACAATTAAAAAACAACTTTTTGAACAGTCAAAACATATTACAGATAAAGTTGTAAAAATTAAAGTAGAAAAACTTTCAGAAATGCTTTGCAATGTAGAAACAATTAAACGATTAAAAGAATCTCATATATTAAACCTAATGAGATATATGGATTTGGTTGATGAATTAAATGAGATACACAAATGAAAACATTCTTACAACAAATAGAAGAAGCATTTGAAGCTATCGATAAAACTGATGATATTGTTAATCGTATTGCTAATAATGAATTAACAGAAGAAGAATTGGATGAAATTTCTACTTCAGGAGGTGCAGGTGCATATATGACCCCAAATGCATTCTCTCCGGCAGATGATGATACCGTTGAAGTTTTAGGTTATGAACGAGTTCACGAATCTGTTCGAACCCCGGCAACATATAAACCTGGACAATCACAACGGCCTGAATCAGATCAAGAAGAATATATGGATAAATTTGCATATTCTGATGATGCTAAATGGCAACATGCAAAATATCAATATCCATCTGTTCCATTTGCAAAAAAATATAAAAAATTTGATGATAGATCTGCAGATATGCATGAAGATTTTGATGTAGAATATGATTGGTCTGGAATTAAAAAAAGAAATCAAGTTCATGAAATGATGGAATCAAAATACGAACAACTTATAGAGTCATATAAACAATTTGCTACTGGTGATCCAAAAATAACTCCAGAATCAAAAATAAAACATACTATTAAAGAAGTAGCTAAACGTTTACGCCAAGTTGAAGAACTAGTTTCAAATACAGCAAGATTAAAAACAGAATCTGGAATGGCTCGAGACGGCTATGGAAAATCTGTAAATACTGCATTAACAAAAATTTCAGAACGATTAATAAAAATTTCAGAACGAGTAAGAGCATTAGGAGAATAATATGTCAAAAGCGTTAATAGTAGAATATATGCCATTCAAACCCGTAGGTTCATTAAATGAACAATCTGGTGCTGCATATGGAATACCTGGCGGTTTTGTTGTGCAAGGAGTTTTACAAAGAGCAGGTGCAAAAAATCAAAATGGAAGAGTATATCCTAAACGTATTTTAGAACGAGAATGTAATCGATATCAAAAAGAATATATTGATCAACATAGAGCATTAGGAGAATTAGATCATCCAGAATCATCTGTTGTTAACTTGAATAACGTTTCACATAATGTTTTAAAAATATGGTGGAAAGGTGATGATTTATGCGGAGCTGTTCAAATTTTAGATACCCCGTCAGGTAATATTTTAAAATCACTTTTTAAAGCTGGTATTACATTAGGTATATCTAGTAGAGGATTAGGTTCTGTTAAAGAATTACGTAATGAAGGCGTAGTAGAAGTACAAGAAGATTTTGAATTAATTTGTTGGGACTTCGTTTCAAATCCTTCAACACATGGAGCTTTTATGCGGCCTACAAAGATGAATGAATCAACAAATAAAAATATAACAATAAATAAATACGCTAACGTAAACAGCATCATTACATCAATATTATGTGAAGATGGAAAATGTAGGATATAAAAAATGAAAAGCAAATTACAAACATTACGAGATTTATTATACGAAAAACAACAAAAAGAAACGGTATTTGGAGAACAACCGCAACCATTATCTCTTGAAGAAAAACGAGCGTTTGCAGAAGGATTAAATTCGTTTTCTGCAATGACTGAAACATTGCGTGCACGTGGCGAACGACTAAAAATGGCTGTTGAACAAATTTCTAAAATAGTCGAAACTGCAGGAAGAATGATTACTGAGTCTGATGATGATGTAGTAGAAAAAGTATCTGCTAAACGACACTTAGAATATGTAAATAAAGCCATGGCTGAAATGCAAAAATGTGCTAATGAAGTAATGATTAACGAACGTAGAATGGAAGCTGCGTGTGAAGATATTAGGGAAGGGTTAAGTAAATATTATGATGTTCGTTAATTTGGACATTATAAATTAATTTATTATAATAAAGGTAAGTATGATGAATACGCTTAAAAAATTATATCGAGAATTTTTTGGATTAGCAGAATCAAAAATGGATGCTGTTGGTAAAGAAGATTCTGATATTAATAACGATGGCAAAACGGATAAAACGGATAAATACTTAAAAAAACGCAGAACTGCAATTAACAAAACAATTGATGAAGAAATTGTTGATGAAGCCAAATTGATTAACGGAATTGACGAATATCAAGGTGGCGTAGTATATGCTATTAAAGATCCAGCGCAAGCACAAGAAGTTTCTGATGACATCAAAGCATGGGCTGAAAAAAAAGGTTTTACTATAATTAAAAGAACTATATCTAAAAATGGAAAAAATGGTTATTTTTATTTTAGATTAGGAGAAGATCCAGAAAAAGATGCACAACGAATTCAAGGCTATTTTGCACAGCGTTTAGAATTATCAGCATTTAAGTTCAAAGTAAGAGGTGAACAAACTGCAGCACCAGCTCCTATAAAACGTACAATAAGAAAAATTTAATAATTTATATATGAGTAAAAAACAGAAACAACACAAAGCAATTGTACCAGGCCACGCTACGGCCGTAAATGTAGTAGGATCAACACGAGAAGATTTTGCACAAGCAATGAAAATTTTTAAAAGAAAAGTAAAATCCTCTGGAGTTTTAGAAAAAATTAAAGATAATAAAACTTTTACTAAGCCATGTGTTAAACGTAGAAAACAATTAATTGACGCTCGTTATATTCAAAAAATAAAAGATTTACATAGAGATTAAATAAATTTTTAAGAAATTTTAAGTCTTAACTATAAAAAGTTAGGACTTTTTTACTGTTTTTTCAATCATTGTTATATTTATTGTAGAATACGCTATTCTTTCTTTATATAGCGTTAATATAACAATATTTATTCTTATTAAGATTTACAAATAATCTTATTTCCAAAAAACAAAATTTAAGGAGAACTAGTATGGCAAAATCAGATTTGCTAAAACAAGCAATCGCTGATGCTAAAGCAGTTAAAGAAACAGCATTAGCAAACGCAAAAATTGCATTACAAGAAGCTTTCGCTCCACGTTTAGAAAGTATGCTTCACTCGAAATTGATTGCAGAAATTGAAGATGAAGAAATGGACATGGATGCAGAAGCTGGAATGGAAGCAGGTGCAGAAGCTGGAATGGAAGCAGGTGCAGAAGCTGGAATGGAAGCAGGTGCAGAAGCTGGAATGGAAGATTTCCCTACTTCAGTAAACGTCGGATTAGATTTTAATGATGACGGAGATTATGACTTAACAGGTATGTTAGGTGGCGATGAAGAAATGGAAGCGGGTGCAGAAGAAATGGAAATGGGTGATGAAGAAATGGAAGCGGGTGCAGAAGAAGATGATCTAAATCTAGAAGAAATTCTTAGAGAATTAGAAGAAACAGAACCGTCTATGGATGAACCAATGACTGAACCAACTACAGAACCTGCTATGGAAGGGTATGATGAAGAACTTCCAGAAGGAATGGAAATGGATGCTGAGTATGATTATACAAATGAATCAATTGACTCAATCATTGAAGCAATCCTTCGCGAAGAAGAAATGGCAACGGAGCCTACTGAACAAGATCCGGAACTATTAGCTAAAGAAAATGAAGAATTAGAAGCTACAGTTGCCCAGCAAGACCAACAACTTAAAGAAGCATACAAAACTGTTAAGTATCTTAAGTCAGTTATTAATGAAGTTAATCTTCTTAATGCAAAACTTCTTTATACAAACAAGTTGTTCCGTAACTTTGAATTGAACGAAAGTCAAAAAATGAAAGTTATTGAAAACTTTGATAGAGCAGTTTCAACACGAGAAGCAAAATTAGTATTTGCTACATTAGCTGAAAGCTTTAATAAACCAACTCAAAAAAGAAGAATGGTTAAAGAATCAGCCGCATCTCGTCCACATAGAACCACTGCCCCATCACAACAAACAACGCAAATTTTATCTGAAGGATTTGAAATGGCAAATCGTTGGAAAAAATTGGCAGGATTAATTTAATTTAAAAAACAAAAAAACAAAGGAGAACAAACGATGAGTTTAAATTCATTATTACAAAGTCCAGACGCTTCTCAACGTGCTGCATCAGTTGCAACCGTTGCAAAGTGGGAAAGAACAGGACTTTTAGAAGGTCTTAGAAATGAGACAGAAAGAGCAGGTATGGCTCAATTGCTTGAAAACCAAGCAAGGCAATTAGTAAAAGAAGCTTCACAAACAGGTACAGCAGAAGGATCTGAAGAGTGGGCTGGTGTAGCACTTCCATTGGTACGTCGTATCTTTGCTGAATTTGCTGCAAAAGAATTT